AGTTAACTAGTTAAGTAGTTAGTTAAGTATACATTCCATAAGGTGTTGTTTCCTTTTTATCCTTTTTAATTAATTTATCTACTAATTCTTTGGTAATAGTTAATGGAAATTTAACTTCGATTGACATATCTTTTTCGAATAGATTTGTTCCAGGTTTCATTAAACGATATAGATTTAATTTTGTATAAATAATTTCGATGCATCGTTTAAGATTTCTAACTCCGTCTTCTGATTGGGTATGTTGTTCTACCATATAATGAATGACATCGTCTGGAATAATAATATCATTTGTATTAAATTTGATCTGCTCGTTAATTTTTGGAACAAGATAATTATTAACGATTGTAGTCTTTTCTTCTTTATTATATCCAGAAGTATGAATTCGATACATTCTATCCTTTAAAATAGGATTAATTTTGCTTTCATCATTATAACTGAAGATAAATAGACATTTACTAAGATCAAAATCGATTTCCGAAAAATATTTATCGTGAAATTTAGAATTTTGACTCGTATCTGTTAAATGTGTTAGAATTCCAATAATTTCATCACCTTTCGGAGTTTCGCTCACTTTATCTAATTCGTCGAAATAAATAACGGGATTCATTGATTTACATTTAATTAGAATATCTACAATTTTACCCCAAGTACTTCCTTCATATGTATAGGAATGACCTTCCAAGAAACTACTATCAGTTGCTCCTCCAAGTGCAATAAATGCAAAATCACGATTTAAAATTTTACTAATTCCTTCTTTAACTAATGTAGTTTTGCCTGTTCCCATCGGACCTTGAATTGCAATTGCAGTTCCAATAGAATCAGGGTTTACTATAAACTGACCAATCATTTGCATGATCTGAAGTTTAGCATCATTTAATCCATACACTACATTATCCAATTGTTCTTTCGCTTTTTGAATAAATTCATGACAAGAATCAATTCCATTTTCAATTGATACTGGTAAATCTTTTCTGACTCCAAATGGAATTTGCATAAATGTATCAACCCAATTTTTAATCTTATAGTATTCTCCACTTCCTGGTTCCATATAACGAAGTTGGTTAATCTTTTTTAGAGCACACGATTTATATTGAGGCGGAATATCAGAATCTAAAAGCGTAAGACGATAAGGTTTCTCAATTTTAGTAATTTTATCAACTTCTTCTAATTCTTTAAGTACACTGCATTGTTCTTCGTAAGTTAATTTTTCTCTAAAGAAAGATACGTCGTTTAGTGTATTATTATTGCTCAATAATTTTTTAAATTTGCTAAGATTTTTAATTTTTAGTTTCTTTGTCTTTTTTTCCATTGCCTTTTTGTATTCCTTTTCACTCTCTTTAGTTAATTTTTCGAATTTTTGAAGCAATTTATTATTTTTGATATTGTTTTCCTCTTTTAGTTTATTTGCCAAATCCTTAAACTTTGAAAGAATTGTTTTATCATATTCATCTGATTCTATATCAGATTTATTTGTTTTTGAATTCTTCATTTTTTTAGAACTTTTATGTGTATCCTCCTCATCTTCCTGTTCTTCTTCTTCGCTTTCTTCTTCGCTTTCTTCTTCGCTTTCTTCTTCATCGTCTTCACTTTCTTCATCTTCATAATCTTCATCATCCTCTTCATTCTCTTCATCTTCATAATCTTCATCAATAAATCTTTTACTTGGTCCACTTAATGTAAGTATAATATTGAAATTTTTACCATTCTCTTCATCATAATCATCATCCTCTTCACTATAAGAATCTTCATCTCCTAATGTTTCACTTTCATTTGAAACATCTTTATCTTCACTTTCACTTTCTTTTTTAGTTTTTTTGGATTTATTATTAATAACCTTTTTATTTTTATCTGATGACTTTGAGGTTAATGATGATGTTGATTTAGAATATAATTTTTCCTTAGGATCCGTATTTTTAACCTTTTCTGACATATATTTTGAAGGGAACATATCAGATAGTAATTTTCTATAATCTTTTACTGAATAATTTTCTTCTTCACAAGTATCTTCGTCTTCATTCTCATCATCAATCCAACTACTATCATCATCAGAAGATTCGATCTTCTTTTTAGGAAGAGATTCATTTTTTTTATTAGAAGAACTACGAAGTTTCATTTGATGTTTTTTAGGAGCAATTGTTTCGGGCATCTGTGATTAGAATATCTATAAAATAATATTTATATTCATTTTATATTTCAATTTTTTATATAAATAGAATCAAAATTTTTATAATATAAAATTGAAACAAAATAATCTAAATATTATGTTCTTTATATAAGAAGAGTCATGTCTTTGTCTAAAGCAATTATTACTAAACAAAAAAACCCTTCTAAAATTATTGGAATTCAATTTAGTATTCTTTCACCTGAAGAAATTAGAAAAGGTTCTGTTGCAGAAATTACTAGCAGAGATACTTATATTAATAATAAACCTGTTATTGGAGGACTATTTGATCCTCGCATGGGAGTTTTAGAACCCGGATTGATTTGTCCTACAGATGGTTTAGATTATATGCAAACTCCAGGTTATTTCGGGCATATTGAATTAGCAAGACCTGTATTCTATCATCAATTTATAAGTACAGTTATAAAAATTGCAAGATGCGTATGTTATAAATGTAGTAAACTGCTTATTAGTAAACAAAAATATAAACAAGCGCTTGATATGAATTCTTATGATAGATGGAATTTTGTATTTTCATTAGCAAGTAAAATTAAACGTTGTGGAGAAGATGTTGAAGATGGTTGTGGTTGCAAACAACCTACTAAAATTAAAAAAGAAGGTCTAGGAACTATAATTGCAGAATGGCAAAATATCGAAGGATTATGCAATGACGACAGTGATAAATTATCTGTAAAACTTACACCCGAATTACTACTAAAAATATTCAGACGTATATCAGATGAAGATGTTACATTTATGGGTTTTAGTCCTATATTGTCTCGTCCTGATTGGATGATTTGTCAAGTTTTAGCAGTTCCTCCTCCTGCAGTTAGACCTTCTGTAAAACACGATTCTCATCAAAGAAGTGAAGATGATATTAGTCACATTATTGTGAATATTATTAAAACTAATAAAACTTTACAAGAAAGAATTAGTCAAAATGCACCTGCAAATCAACTTGATGATTGGACTACTATTTTACAATATTATATTGCGACTCTAGTAGACAATAATATTCCTGGTGTTGCTTCTGTAGCACAACGTTCTGGTCGTCCTCTTAAATCGATTAAAGAACGATTGAATGGAAAAACTGGAAGAGTAAGAGGAAATTTAATGGGAAAACGTGTTGATTTCTCTGCTCGTTCCGTTATTACTCCTGATCCAAATTTGTCGATTCGAGAATTAGGTATTCCTCTTAAAATTGCTAAAAATATTACAAAACCAGTTGTAGTTAATGATAAAAATAAGAATTTCTTATTAAAATTAGTACAAAATGGTCCTGATGTTCATCCTGGTGCGAAAATTCTTGAAAGAAAAACAGGAGAAAGCATTTCACTTAGACATGTTGATAGAAATTCAATTCAATTAGAAAATGGAGACATTGTTCATCGTCATATGATGAATGGTGATGGCGTTCTATTCAATCGTCAACCTACTTTGCATCGTATGAGTATGATGTGTCATATTGCAAAAATTATGCCACTAGGAGATACGTTTAGAATGAACGTTGCCACGACAAAACCTTACAATGCTGATTTCGATGGGGATAAATCGTCTTGTCCTCAACAGGTGAACGTTTGCTAAGTTGTAGACAATACTTAGCAATGAAAACGTTGGAATGTCTACTAATTCAATTTATTGAATTAATATAATCACCTAGTCATTTTAATAAACAATATAAATATTCTTGCTCTTAAATAAATAATGGAAGATCTCGAAGATATACTTGAATTAAACGAAACCCACAAAATAATAGGTCATATTTATAAAATAATTAATGTTATAAATAATAAATGTTATATAGGTCAAACAAGAAGTCATCGATTAAATAGAAAAAAGTATAGACCATTCGGTTATATAGGAAGATTTAAAGATCATATTTCTGAATCTAAATCAACAACTAAAAAACATAAATGCACATATTTAAATAATGCAATATTAAAATATGGAGAAGACAATTTTAAAGTAGAATTATTAACTACTTGTAATGTAAATGAGTTAGATGATTATGAAGTAAAATATATAACCGAATATAATTCAAAATATCCAAATGGGTATAATTTAACAAATGGAGGTCAATGTAAATATTTTAAAAAAGGACCAAAAATAATATTAGAAAAAGAAGATCTTCATGTTATTGAAGAAAGTAATAATGAAAGATATAAATATAAACATACTGAAAATACAAAAAATATAATATCTAGACGTTTGACCGAATATAAAAATAAACAAGAGAATAAAATAAAGTCTATGAATATTACACAAAAACAGCATTATGATAAAAAATTTGATAGATTCAAAGATGACATATTAGATAAAGATGACCTAGACCAATATATAAAAATTATAAAAAACAATAAAGAAAATTATAGTTATGTATGTGTAAAAATAAATAAAAAAAGAGCAAATTTTGTGGGTAAATACGAAGATATAGAGATTACAAAACAAAGAGCAAGAGATTTTATATTAGATTTATTAAAATGGCAAGACACCTTGTTGCGGGAACTCCCTTAGAGTCTTTACTACCACTTTGCAGCAGAAATGTTGTAAAGGAACTCGGTTAATTGCCGAAACCAATGGTAATAACGTAAAGAATTGGGTAATCCGCAGTGTTACTTCCTAAGTCCGTTATGGTAAGGATATGGAAGGCATTCAGAGACTGAACGGGTGCCGGTGAGCAATGAAGGATTAACCACCCTGAGCTTGCTTAAGATACAGTCCGTCCCTTTTGGAAACATTAGGGGTCTTCATGGAGATGAATTTACACATGCCCCAGGATGATGAAAGTGAGATTGAATTGAAGCATTTAGCAGCAGTTCCTTATCAAATTATCAGTCCTGCTAATAATAAACCTATTATTGGTATTTTCCAAGATAGTATGTTGGGTGCTTATAGAATAACTCGTGAAGACATCTATTTCAACGCTAGAGAAGCAATGAATTTATTGATGTCTTATGATAAATTAAATGTAGATATAATAAATCGTATTCTTTCTAAAAATGGTGTTATTTCAAATTTCGATTTATTATCTGAGATTATGCCTCCGATAACTTTAAATTATAAGACAAAACGTTATAGTGATAAAGATGATTATAAAACTTCAAATAATGTGTTAGAAATTAACGGAGGCATTTTTATAAGAGGACAAATTGAAAAAGGTGTATTAGGCGATACTACTAAAGGATTGATTCAACGCATTTACAATGATTACGGTTATAAAGCAGTTTCGGATTTTATTGATGATTTTCAAAATATTGTTACTGAATATATGAAAACATCTGCGTTTAGTGTAGGAATTAGTGATTTAATAGCAGATAAAGCAACCAATGAATCTATTGCAAACGCAATTAATAAAAAGAAAATGGAGGTAAAAAATTTGATTGATCAAACTCATTTGGGAATTTTTGAAAATAAAACTGGTAAAACGAATGAAGAAGAGTTTGAAACTCGTGTCAATAATATTCTTAATAAAGCAGCGAATGAAGCAGGTAAAATCGGAAGAGAAAGTCTGGATAAAGATAATCGTTTTGTTATTATGGTGAATGCTGGTTCTAAAGGCAGTGATTTAAATATTTCTCAAATGATTGCCACACTAGGACAACAAAACGTTGATGGAAAACGTATTGGTTATGGTTTTGAAAATAGAACTCTTCCTCACTTCTCTAAATTCGACGATAGTCCTAGAGCAAGAGGATTCGTAGAAAGTTCTTATATATCCGGTCTTTCTCCTGAAGAACTATTCTTTCATGCTATGGGTGGTCGTGTTGGTCTTATTGATACTGCCGTGAAAACGAGTCAAACTGGTTATATTCAACGTCGTCTGATTAAAGGATTAGAAGATTTAAAGGTTGAATATGATATGACGGTTAGAAACAATAAGCGTCGTATAGTTCAATTCTCTTATGGGGAAGACAATATTGATCCAGTTAAAGTAGAGTCTCAGCACATTCCTATAATTAACATGTCATTAGAAGAAATTTATGCTCATTATCAAATGCCAAATTTAAGTTCAAAAGATGCGATTTCTGCTATTTATTCTGAACCAACTTATTCTAAGATTAAATCTAGACTTAAAAAGCAAGCAGATGATTTGAAAGGAAGAACTCTTCAAGTTATTAATTATATGATTGAACAAAGGACTCTTATAGTAGAAAATATTTTTAGAAATCGTCATAATACAAGTGTAAATGTTCCAGTAGCATTTCAATACATAATTGAAAATATAAAAGGTAAGCAAAATCTTGAAATGGAGTCTGCTGTTGATATTACACCATTAGAAGTATTCGATATGATTGATAATGCTTATGAAACTTTGAGCAAATTGCATTATACTCCTCCAACTGAATTGTTTAAAACGCTATATTATTATTATTTGTCTCCAACCTATTTGTTATTTATTAAACGATTCAATAAAGTTGGTATTAAACTATTATTGGAAACTATTATTTTAAATTATCAAAAATCTATTATTGCTCCTGGTGAAATGGTTGGTATGATTGCTGCTCAATCGATTGGTGAACCCACTACTCAAATGACTTTGAATACATTCCACTTTGCTGGTGTTGCAAGTAAATCAAATGTTACTCTAGGTGTTCCTAGAATTGAAGAAATATTATCTCTTTCTGAGAATCCAAAAAATCCCTCTTGTACTGTTTATTTAAATAAGAACGAAGAAAGAAATCAAAAATATTCTCAGGATATTATGCATCGTCTAGAATATACACCATTAAGAGATATTGTCCAAAGTATTCAAGTATGTTTTGATCCAGACGATGCTAATACAAATATTGAGGATGATAAAGTATTAATGAAACAATATCATGAATTTGAAAATATGGTAAAAGAATGCGCTGGAACTCTTGAAGAAGAAGACGATAAACAAAAATCTAAGTGGGTAATTCGCATGGAAATGAATCAAGAAGATATGTTAGATAAAAATATCACGATGGATGATGTTCATTTTGCAATTAAAAATTCATTAAAGGATGATATTTCATGTACCTTTTCAGATTACAATTCTAATAAATTGGTATTTAGAATCAGATTGAATAATGTACTTAGTAAGAAGAAACAATTAGTAAAAATAAATCCTCTAGATCAATCTGATGAGATTTATTTATTACAAAATTTCCAAGAACATATTCTAGATAATATTATTTTGAGAGGTGTTAAAAACATTAAACAGGTTATCCCACGAAAATTAGTAGATAATCTTGATTTAGAAGATGGTGTTTATGTTAAAAATGAAATTTGGATTTTAGATACAGTAGGAACAAATCTACTAGATATATTGGCACTTGATTATATTGATCCTTATAGAACAATTACAAATGATATTCAAGAGATTAATAAAGTATTAGGAATTGAAGCAGCACGTCAAGCAATCTTTAATGAAATTTCGGAAGTTATTGAATTTGATGGATCTTATATTAATTATCATCATTTGAGTATTCTATGTGATAGAATGACAACTAGTGATGGAATGACATCTATTTTCAGACATGGTATTAATAACGATGATATTGGTCCAATCGCTAAAGCATCATTCGAAGAAACACCTGAAATGTTCTTAAGAGCAGCAAAACATGCAGAACTTGAAACAATGAGAGGTGTATCTTCAAATGTTATGTGTGGTCAAGAAGGTTATTTTGGAACTTCTATGTTTCAAATTTTATTAGATATGGATAAGGTAAATGAATTCAATGAAAATAATGATACTGAATGGATGGAGGATAAAGATGAACTAATTGAAAAAGCATTTAAGATCGAGGATCCTAATGATCCTTGTTCTATTAATAAGATTAAAGTTGATAATAATAACCTAGGTTATGATACATTTATGACTCATGGAGACCTAAGAGATATTGTTGATTTAGGACAAGATAACGATTATAGATTATCATTTTAAACGAAAAAATATACCAACTATAAATGTTATGTAAATA